CTACGGTAACTGGCGGTAGCGTTGTGATGGGTCATTTCGCCTCTGAGCGCATTAAATGGAGCGTATTTTAGTATATATTAATATGTTGAACCCGTATATTACCAGCACGTTGATTTATTTCTAAAATGCGCCTATGGATCATTTTCTAAGTGAAAAACTAAGCGTATTTGATTCTCTACCGTTGTAGATCGATTCATATCCCTAGTTTGTTCTGCACGCATTGGAGTGCAGTTCTTCTAGATTGCCGGGAGAACTTGGTAGCATCGTTAAGTCGGTGTCGTCTTGTTGACGATCGTCAAAAATATGAAAGTGGTAAGACTGCGTTGGGTTGATACGCAGTTCGTGGTACGTTTGTGGAGTGAAGACAAGCTAAACGCGGATGATATAGATAAGCATGCGTCCCATTTCTATTTATTAGGTAATATTCCACTCTTACTTTGCGGGAGTAAGTAGTAACCTGTAAATAGGAGAAACCTGCCACGTTTTTATTAACGTAAAACGGGACAATTTCCACTATGAAAATTGAGTACAGTAATGGTACAATAAATATAACCGAACCTGGTCCTGATCAATCTGATTGGACTGTTATTAAATCGCAATCTGTAAGTTTTGACAAAAATCAATTCTATATAGATGAATTTAACAAAGACTTTCCGGATTATACACTTCTTGGTTCCAATGATTTGGATAAGTTTACATTCTTGAGTGAATTATGTGCACGCAACCCAGCCATGACTAAATGGTTTGCGGCCACTGCCATAAAATATTCAAATACTACTCAACTACCACTTTATTTGAAAAATAGAGTAGCTCCGGATGTGTATAAGCGTGTACAAGATGGTCTACTGGAACTTAAAGACGAGCTTGCAAAGATAGTTAAGGAACGAAACGACCTTGCGGCCCAGTACACAGCCGATCTTGATAAATTGAAATTGAAAGAACGCAACGTTGTTAAGAAAACTATAGGGGATGACAACATTTTGAAGATCGTTTCATTAACTACTGAGAGCTTACCTTTAAGTATTCAGATGAAAATACAGTCGTACATGGCCAATTCACCAGATGCGGACGTTGCGGACAACAGACGTAGGTTAGCTCAAGAGTACCTTGCACTATTTAAAGCTGAATTAATTGATATTAATGCTTCATCTCCAATTAAGGATTTAGATGCATTAATCGAAGAAATTCAACTAAAGTAAGTCCTATATCAGTTGATAGGCTGAATGAGACTTTAAAATATTATGATCGATTCAAACAGTTAAATATTAACAGAGTTTGGCGTCCTATAATTGATAATGTTTTAATCAATTATAAAAAGAAAGTTGATAATAATAAAATGTCTTTTAAACAAGCTAACAGAGTTAACTTGAATATAGCATTCATTAATCTGTTACGTGATATTGGACGTGGTACCTTTAAAAAGGGATTGCGTAATGATATAAAAATTCGAAAACGTGTTTATTATCCGATTTATTCATTAATAAGACGTGGACAGGATGTTTTAATGCGTTATAAGCGTGCTAAAGTATCTGAATTTTATAAACATTTCAATATTAACAAAACAAACAGGGTCGTTGGTTTTACACCTGACTTTGTTGGTGCAAGCAGATCAACGGTTGTTAAAGCAAGAAACATTGTTAGTGAGTTTATCAATGATTGTTTTGATGATATTCATAATTCTGTAAGTAGTTCATGCAGTTCGGATCTAGTTAAGTCGATTATACAACCTCGTGTTGTATATTCGGCTGGCTATGATACGTGTGCAGCTCACTTAAAAGAGTATTTTAAAGATAATACGACTGAAGAAACGCTTACGCGTGATGATATTATTAAAATTATTAGTTTTAGTAATTTTAAATGGTTCAGAGCGCCAGTTTGTTCGTTTAGGTTTGGTAGTGAAATATTCGATTATGTGCGTTCAAATCCTGATTCGTATCCTGGACATTATAGTGCTAAAATATTCGGCAATACAAAGAAGTTCGGCGACGAACTTTCGCGTAATGTAGCGT